ATGACAAATACTGAATTGTTCCGAAATAAGGTTGAAGAAATTGGCGTTACATATACCTTCATTGCTTCAAAAATCGGAATCACCAGAGAGGCACTCTATAATAAAATAAACAATGGAACAGAGTTTAAAGCCTCTGAAATCGCTGTTTGCTCAAAGGTTTTGCAGTTAAGCAGTAAAGAAAGAGATAAAATTTTTTTTGATGTAGAGTTGAATTAAATTCAACAATGTAAGTGAAAAACGGTAAAAAGATAAAGATGCAAGCTAAGGGAGGTGCAGAAGATGGACCATAAAAAAGCCACCAACAGTGGGTGGCAGAAATCAAACAACAATGGGAAGAAAATAGAAATGGTTGGAGGTATCAGATTATTCTTTCCCATATTGCTTTATTAAAGTGATAATTGATACTACCAGAGCGAGGGTAGAGGTGAGTTATTAAACATGATTTTGGTTACTGTCCTGAAACATCTTTAATGCGGGATATTTGCCATTGATGATTTCTGAGAATGCGGGATCTGTGAATAAGGATTCGATTTCAGCCTTATATAGATTGTTGAAATTTTCTCGGTTGACTGCGCCAGAGCGGTAGTGCTGACAGGCAAATTCATAAGCTTTTACCAAATCTTCTTTGGCGGATATAGCGGCAGATTTCTCGTGGAGAGCAAGGTCAGAAATATCTTTGTTAAAAACAATCCTATTTTCTGTAGCGGATGAAAGGTTGGATTTTGCTAAAGAAATTTGAGCAAAAATAGTAGCTTCCAGAGATGCAGAAGAATAAAGCTTGTTTTTGAAATAAACAGCTAAAGAAATAATGAGAGCAATGATAGATATTCCGAGGGAGACTTTTTCAAAAATAGACATTATATCAACTCCTTTTCTATTCAGCATAAGGAAGATGGAGAAAAATGTCAAGCAAAGTGAAAGGGGAGAGAATACAATGGCAGATTTACTTGCCACATTTGCCCTGCTGACCTTTGCGGGTGTGGAAGCGGCGTACAGAGCCAAGGAGAAGGATAACAAGGAATAGGACAAAATCGGCAGTACATACAGTGTAACGGGAGGTGGTTTTATGCCGAGGAGAGCACCAAAAAAGTACAACGTAACCATTACTTACTGCGAGCATACACCGGAGGAAGAGGCACGCATCAGCGAGCAGGTGAGAGAGGCGATTTATCAAGCCAAAATGATTGCCATAAAGAAAAGAGAGGAAGCGGCGGCAAAGGAAGCGGCAAATACATAAGAGGGGCTTTGCCCCATGAGGTGGACAAGCTATGAAAGGGTGAGATTATGAAAAAACGCAGGCGTTTGCGGAAACCGATTCGCTGGGCGTTACGGTTTGTGTGCTACGCCGTAGCGGCAATCGTAGCGGATCTGACGGTAATCGGTGCAATTCTGTATTACTTCGGAGATATGTACATTATGGCGGCTCTGGGTGTGTGCCTGGGGGTGAATATTCTGACGGAGTATTTCTTCTTCAGGGATGAATTTTGCAAGGAAAAATAAAATATCCCCTTTGGCGGTGGCACGCCTCGGGGGAATGGATAAATATTCACTTACAGAATAACAGAAACAGGAGGGAAATGCAATGGAAAACTGGACAGGCACGATGCAGATCAACCGTGTGGACGGGGAGCCTTTGCTGAAAAGCGGAGAATGGCAGTATGACCCTTGGTGGAACTGCTGGTACTTAAACGGGGAGAGCTTCCCTGCGGAGATTTGCAGGAAGGTGTTGTGATGGCATTTACATACACGGAAGACCCCAGAAAAGAGGAGGAATACGAACCCGAAGAACCGATGTGCCCTGTATGCGGCAGTGTGAAATGCGACTATTTCTACAAAAGGCATGGAGAAATCATCGGTTGTGACGATTGTATCAGAAGGGAAGATGTTTATGGATAACATGAGATATTACAACGCAGGCAGAGAGGTGCCGGATGCGGCGAAAAAAACCATCAAGGGCGGCAAGCTGAGCGGCTTTACGGATATCAACCCGATGTGGCGTATCCAGAAACTGACGGAGCTGTTTGGTGTATGCGGTGTCGGCTGGTACACGGAAATCAAGCGCATCTGGGCAGAGGAAGGCAAGGATGGCAGGGTAGCTGCTTTCTGCGAGATTCACCTGTATGTGAAGGTGGACGGGGAATGGAGCAGACCCATTGAGGGCATCGGCGGCTCTATGCTGGTGAACGTATTCAAGGGTTCGCCGGAGACCTCGGACGAGTGCTACAAGATGGCGTATACGGATGCCATCAGCGTGGCGGCGAAGGCATTAGGCATCGGTGCGGATGTTTACTGGGCGGCAGGCAGAACGAAATACAGTCAGGACGAAAAGAAGGAGCCTGTATACTGCACCAGATGCAAACAGAAGCTGAAGGATGAAATCAAGACATCCAAGAGAACCTTTACGGCACAGGAATATTTTGATAAATTCGGCGGTCTTTGCCCCGATTGTGCTACAGCGGACTACGCGGCAAGAAAGAACAAGGGTGAGGGCGAATGATGGAAACCTACGGTACATACAACGGCATTAAGTTTCTGATGGATGGGAGCATGGAGCTTTCCTTTCTGGTGCCGCACCACGAAAAGAGCCACCTGCTGGCGAGTATTGATGAAATCACGCAGGCAGGCATGCCGACACTGGAAATTACGGCAAAGAAGAAGCGGAAAAAGCGTTCTCTGGATGCCAATGATTACCTCTGGGTGCTTTGCACGAAGATTGCGGAACGGCTACAGGACAGCAAGCTCAGCATCAGCAAGGAGGAGGTTTACCGCAAGCATATCCGCCTTGTGGGGAAATATGAGCCGCTGGCATTGCGTGCCGATGCGGTGGAGCGGTTCTGCGAAACATGGCAGAGAAACGGCACAGGCTGGCTGACAGAGGTAGTGGACAGTACACTGGACGGATGCAAGAAGGTGTTCGCCTATTATGGTAGCAGCACCTACGATACAAAGGAAATGAGCCGCCTGATTGACAGCGTGATACAGGATTGCGCGGCATTGCAGATTGAGACTATCCCGCCATCGGAATTAGATATGCTGTTAAAGGAGTGGGGAAGAAGCTCCGCAAAGCAAAAATAAGGGGGAATGAAATTGACAAACAGCAGACAGAAGGGAGCGAGGGGTGAGCGTGAGCTTGCCCGTATCCTGCGGGAATACGGCTATGACTGCCGCCGGGGGCAGCAATACTGCGGTGCAAACGGCGATGCGGATGTAGTTGGATTAGAGGGGATACATATTGAATGTAAACGGGTAGAACGGCTGAATCTTGAGGATGCGGTGGCGCAGTCCGTCAGAGACAGCAGGGCGGGAGAGCTGCCGGCGGTCTTTCACCGGAAGAACAACTTCGGTTGGCTGGTGACAATGCCGCTGGCGGATTTCATGCGGCTGTACCGGGACTATGAGCCGCCTGTGCCGTTTGCAGATAAGGCAGGTGACGAAGATGGAGAGAGATAGCTTTGTATTTTACCGCAGCTTTTACGATTCCATCAAGGGCTTAGGGGATGCGGAATTTGCCGAATGTATGCGTTTTCTGTGCGAATATGGGCTGAATGGAGCGGAGCAGACAGGCGGCACACTGGCGGAGGTGGTTTTGAAGATGGCGAAGCCGCAGATAGATGCCAATAACCAGAGAAGGTCGAATGGTGCGAAAGGCGGCAGACCGAAAACCAGTGGTTTTGAAAATAAAAACCAAGAATCAAAAAAAGAAACCAGTGGTTTTGAAAGTGGAAACCATAGGTTACAGGATGCAAAACCTAATGTAAATGCTAATGCTAATGTAAATGATAATGGTAATGAAAATGTGAATGTGAATGTATCGGATAAGCAGGACAAGCCTGCCAGACCACGCACATTCAAACCACCTTCCCTTGAAGAAGTGCAGGAATACTGCAAGAGCAGGCGAAGCAGCGTAAATGCGGAACGGTTCATGGATTACTATACCGCTAACGGCTGGAAGGTCGGAAAAAACAGCATGAAGGACTGGAAAGCCGCAGTACGAAATTGGGAAAGACAGGAAGCAGAGCGTTCGGAGAATGTGAGTGGATATTGCCGACAAGGTGCTTCAAACCAGAAGGGAGTGATCGGTCGTGCTGGATCTGAAAGCACTGATGCAGGCAGCGAAAAATACGACGGCACCGTCCTGTGAGGAGCGGATGGCGTTATACAACAGCAGAAGGGGTGACCTGACGGGGTATGACTGCCCGATTTGCCGCAACAAGGGGTTTGTGTTTTTGATGCGAGATGGGTATGAATACACCATGGAGTGCGAGTGCATGGAGAAGCGCAGGGGCAAGTGGAGACTGCAAAAAAGCGGCTTGCAGGACATGGCGGAGCGGTATCGTTTTGAGACCTACGAGGCGAAAACAAGCTGGCAGAAATCCATCCTTGCGGCGGCGGAATGCTTCTGCGAGGAAAGGGAGGGGTGGTTTTACATCGGCGGACAGGTCGGGGCAGGGAAAACGCATATCTGCACCGCCATTGCGAATCGGCTGCTGCTGCAGGGCAAGGGCGTGCGCTACATGATTTGGACGGAAGAAGCCACCAAGCTGAAGGCACTCAAGACGGATGACGAAGGCTACGAGCGCGAAATCAACAAGTGGAAAACGGCAGAGGTGCTGTATATCGACGATTTTCTGAAAACCAGAAACGGCGCACTGCCGACCGATGGGGACATCAATCTTGCGTTTGAAATCATCAACGCACGGTATAATAATCGCGCCCTGCGGACGATTTTTTCAGGGGAAAGAGGGCTGAATGAAATCATGGAGCTTGACGAGGCTATGGGCAGCAGAATTTATCAGCGGTGCGGCAAATATAAGCTGAAAATCGGATGGGGCGAAGGGCGGAACTACAGGACGAGAGAGGAGCTTGGGGTATGAATAAAGTGATTCTGATGGGACGGCTGGTAAAAGAGCCGGAGGTGCGGTATTCGCAAGGGGCAGAACCTATTGCGGTGGCAAGATACACGCTGGCGGTGAATAGACGTTTCAAACGGCAGGGAGATCAGGATGCGGACTTCATCAACTGCGTTGCCTTCGGAAAAGCGGGAGAGTTTGCGGAAAAATATTTCAAGAAGGGACAGATGGTTTCTGTTGTCGGCAGATTGCAGGTGCGCAGATGGGATGACAACGAAGGCAAAAAACGCTGGAGCACGGATGTGATTGTGGAGGAACAGTATTTCGCTGAAGGAAAGCATGACAGTGAAAAAAACGGCGGAAGCAAGCCGGCACCGGAACAGAACCGTCCCGCAGCGGCACCCAATAAGCCTGCAAAGCAGATGGGACTGGCGGAGCAGGAGGGGTTCTATCCGATTGATGAAAGCGTTGAAGATGATGATTTGCCGTTTTAAGGAGGGATAAGCATGACAAGAAAAGAAGCTCTGGAATATTTGAAACATCGTTTTATGGAGACCGGAAGTCCCTTGAACCCATCATGGGAATCATTGGAAGAACTTAAGAGACATTATGGAGCCATTGGTATAGCAATTTCTGCACTGGAACAGCATGTGCCGAAACAACCAGATCTTGAAGGTGATGGGTATGACGAGGATGGAGAGATTATATTTGACGAGTGGTTATGCCCCTGCTGCAGAACCAGATACGAGGTAGATTATGACGATTATAAGTTCTGTCCTAATTGCGGACAGGCTATTGATTGGAGTGTTGAGGATGACGATTGATGAAAAGATTAACCGGCTGAGAGAATCCGCGGAGAAATACAGGGCAAATACAAATGCTGAACCGCAGAATTCTTTTGAGGCAGAGGCGAAAAAGGTCGCAGAACATGAGGCAGAGAAAAATAAGCAGCTTGCTGACTGGCTGGAGGAACTAAAACGCTACAGGGACTTGGAAGAGCAGGGGCGGCTGTTGGTGCTGCCCTGCAAGGTCGGAGATACGGTGTATGAAATCCTCGAAGAAACCGTACCGAACCACTATTTTTATATCAGCGAGCACAAGGTGCAGGATGTATCGGTAAAGGCTGTCAAGTATGCTGACGAATGGGAACCGTATGACTATGAGAACCTGTATTTCACAAGAGAAGAAGCAGAAGCGGCACTGGAAAGAAAGAGAGGAGAGAAGTGCTGGTAATGGTTATTTTGGCAATTTTGATAATCGTGTACATAATGATTGGATATGGTCTTTTTTTGAATACACTCAGTGAAGAGTATATAAAAAGCGTATGGACACCGATTATTTGGTTTTTATGGATTATCGTGCTCTGGTTGCCCTATGGTGTTTATAGCTATCTGAAAGAAAGAAGGACAAAGGATGAATCTTGATGAGAAAATCAAACAGCACATTCCGCAGGACGAGCTGTTAGCGCAATTAGCAGAAGAATGTGCGGAATTATCGCAGGCGGCATTGAAGCTGCGGCGAGCGTTGACGGGTATCAACCCCACGCCAGTGACGGCGGAGGAGGCGAGGAAGAATCTGGTGGAGGAGACAGCGGATGTCTACAACGTACTGGGGCTGCTGTTGGATGCAGAGGATAACGCCGAGATATACGACATTATCCGGAGGAAGAAAGCAAGATGGGTGAAACGGCTGGAGGGATGATAGTTTGACGAAGGATGTACTGATTCAGTATGCGGATTTACAGGAAGAAATCAAGGACATTCGCAGGCGAATGGAGAAAACAGAAAGCAGGCTGACGAGAATTCGGCAGGAGGGAACAGTCATTGATTCTGTGACAGGCACAAGGGCAGACGGAACAATCGGGCATATTCGCATTGAGGGGTTTCCGTATGCCGCGCACGATAAGCAGAGTACACATCTGAGACTATATGCGGCGCAGCTGGCGGAAAGAGAGGAACGGCTTCTGGAGCAGACGAACGCAGTCGAGGCATACATAAATTCAATTACGGACAGCAGGATGCGGCGGATTATCCAATACAGAATACTGGATCGTCTGTCATGGTATGAGGTGGCAGATAAAATCGGTGGAAAAGCTACCAGTGACAGCTGTCGGATGTATTTTGAAAGATTTTTAGAAAAATGCTGAAATGTTCGGCAAGTTCGTTTTGAATATGCTATAGTGATACTATGGAAATCGAGTAGGCGGTTTCAAGACACGGCGGATATTTTGCATTACCTCCTTTTGGGACACTTGGAAACGGGTGTCCTTTTTCATTACAAAGAAAGCGGGGCGGAAAAATGAATATAAGAACGACTGTTTACAAATTACAGAAAGCCCTGCTGATGCAAGGGCGAAAAATAAAAATCAATCAGATACAGGCGTATTCCCCGAAAGCAGGGAAGATGATAACGAAATACATTGTCATTGAAAGCAGAGAATTGGAAGATGGCAGAACAAAAAACGAGACCTTACTGGAAACCTACAGCATGGTTGATATTGCAAAGCTGCTTGCCCTTTTATACCGAGGTGATGACGCATGAAGCTGACACCAAAACAGAAAGCGTTTGCGGATTATTATATCGAATGCGGCAATGCGACAGAAGCGGCAAGAAAGGCAGGATATCAATCGAAAAGCCTTGGAGAGGATGCAGCGAAAACCCTAAAAAGCCCTAAGGTTTCGGCATATATAGCCGAGCGGCTGGGGGCGCAGGATAAAAAGCGCGTTGCCGATGCGGATGAGGTGATGGAGTTTTATACTGCGGTGATGCGTGGCGAGGTAAAAGACCAGTTCGGCTTGGATACGGCACTGAGCGACCGTCTGAAAGCAGGTGCGGAGCTAATGAAGCGATATTCTGCGGCTGGTACGGTAGCGGTTCTGCCTGTTACCATCATAGATGATATTCCGAAGGAGGATGCAAATGTCTGATTTAACAAAGCTGATTGCGCCTTCATTTTATGGGGTGCATCATGACATCAAGGCGGGGCGGCACACGCACTACTGGCTGAAGGGTGGGCGTGGCTCTACGAAATCCTCCTTTATCTCTGTGGAAATCATTCTGGGGATGATGCAGGATGCGGCGGCAAATGCGCTTGTTTTGCGGAAGGTGGCGGTCAACCTAAAGGACAGCGTATACGAGCAGCTGCTCTGGGCGATTGAGGCGTTAGGCGTAGAGAATTTATGGCAGGCGAAGCTAAGCCCTTTGCAGCTTTCCTACCTCCCGACAGGGCAGAGGATTTTGTTTCGTGGGGCGGACGAGCCCAAGAAAATCAAATCTACGAAATTCCGAAAGGGCTATTGCAAATACATCTGGTATGAGGAGGCGGACGAGTTTGCAGGGATGCAGGAAATCCGCACCATCAATCAATCCCTGATGCGTGGTGGCAGCAGATTTTTTGTATTTTACAGCTACAACCCACCGAAAAGCCAAAGCAACTGGGTGAATCGGGAGTGCCTACAGCCGAAGGCAAACCGCTTGGTGCATACTTCTGATTATCGCCGTGTGCCGCCTGCGTGGTTGGGGGATGCGTTTTTGCAGGAGGCGGAATATCTGAAAGAGCTGAACGAAAAGGCATATCGGCATGAATATCTGGGCGAGGTGGTCGGCAGCGGCGGTGCGGTATTCGACAACGTAACTGTGGAGGAAATCACCGATGCAGAGATTGCAGCCTTCGACCGCATTTACAACGGCGTGGACTGGGGCTTTTATCCCGACCCTTGGGCGTTCAATCGGATGCACTACGATGCCGCCAGACGGACGCTTTACATCTTCGGCGAGCTGACAAGGCACAGAACGGGCAATGCGGAAACGGCAAGGCTTCTGCGGCAATATGGTGTGCAGGATACGGATTTGATTACGGCGGACAGTGCCGAGCCGAAAAGTGTTGCGGACTATCGCTGCTATGGGCTGTTCTGCCGTGGCGCAGTGAAGGGACCGGGGAGTGTGGACTACTCTATGAAGTGGCTACAGGCTTTGGTGCGGATTGTGATTGACCCGGTGCGCTGTCCCGATACGGCGAAGGAATTTACCGCCTACGAATATGACAGGAACAAGGCAGGGGAGGTCATCAGCGGCTACCCTGACAGAGACAATCACCATATCGACGCAGTGCGCTATGGAACAGAACCCATCTGGAAAAGGAGGGGGCAATAATGCGAAATTTTATCACTTGGGTAAAGGGGGTGTTGCAGATGTTTTTTCAGAGAGAAACGATAAAAAGGGCGGTCGGTGCGGAGGTGGCAATCAGCGCCGGAATGCAGGATGCCATCACGCTCTGGCAGAAGATGTTCTGCAATGAGCCGCCTTGGTTAGATAAGAACACAGAAACGCTTGGGTTAGCCGCTGCGGTTGCCTCGGAGATTGCAAGACTGGTTACTGTGGAATTTCACAGCGAAATCAGCGGCAGTGGCAGACGGGCGGCATCTTTGCAGGAAGGCTATGCTTTTGTGATTTCCAGACTGAGAGAGCAGACAGAATTTGCGGCGGCAATGGGTGGCTTGGTATTCAAGCCTTACATGGACGGCGGAAGGATAGCGATTGATTTTGTGCATGCGGACAGATTTATTCCGACAGCATACAATAGCCGTGGAGAAGTGACGGGCGCGGTATTTGTGGAGCGCGTGAAAAAGGGTCGTGCATGGTATACCAGATTGGAAAGCCATCAGCTGACAGATGCCGGCTATACGGTGCAGAATAAAGCCTTTATCTCCTACCAAGAAGGAGAATTGGGTGTGCCTGCGGCTTTGACAAGCGTGGATGAATGGGCGGATCTGGAAGAAAATCTTGTTATGGGATACCGGAACGGGGATACCTTGGAGCGTCCTCTTTTTGTATATTTCAAGATGCCCTTTGCGAACCACATTGATGCGGAATCCCCTCTGGGCGTTTCGGTCTGTGCGAGAGCGGCGGGGCTGATGGAGCAGGCGGACAGGCAATACAGTCGTATCCTCTGGGAGTTTGAAGGTTCTGAGTTGGCAATAGATGCTGATGCCATGGCGTTGAAGGATACGAAATTGCCAAAAGGGAAGGAACGCCTGTTTCGGAAAATCGGTGTGCAGAAATATAACGGGGATGAGCTTTACAACGTATTCAGCCCTGCGATTCGGGACGCTTCCCTGTTTAATGGCTTGAATCAGCTTTTGCGGCGGATTGAGTTTAACTGCAATCTTTCCTATGGCACCTTATCCGACCCACAGAATCAGGAAAAGACAGCGGAGGAGATCCGCATGAGCAAGCAGCGCAGCTATGCGGCGGTCTGCAATATCCAGAAGTCTTTACAGACGGCGTTGGAGCATCTGGTCTGGGTGCTGGATTATTACACGAGTCTGTACGGATTTGCGCCCGATGGGGAATATGAAGTCACCTTTAACTGGGGGGACGGCGTGCTGACGGACACAGGCGCGGAATATGCACAGATGAAAGCCTTGGTGGATGCGAATATCCTCAAGCCGGAAAAACTGCTGGCGTGGTATTTCGGCATTTCCGAGGAGGAGGCAAAGGACTACATTCCTGCGCAGGATACGCTTGATTTTGGGGAGTGATGAAGGATGCTGAAACCCGAATATTTACAGCGTGTGCCGGATGGCATGATAAAGCTGTATGCACAGGCGGAGGCGGACATACTGGCGGATATGGCAAGGCGTATCAGCACATATGATTACTGGATTCCTGCGGTGGAGCATCAGGCGAAAATGCTTGAGGAGGCAGGGATGGTGCGTGAGGAGATTTTGGCAAGGCTGAAAACGCTGACGGGCAGAGCCGACAGGGAGCTGCGGCAGCTGATGCAGGAGGCAGGCACAGCGGCACTGAAATCCGATGATGCGGTTTATCGCAGGCAGGGACTCAATCCGCCGCCTGTTTCGGCATCTGAGGACTTGCAGAGGGTGTTGCAGGCAGGATACGAGAAAACCTCCGGCACATTTCGCAATCTGACGCGGACAACGGCACGCACCGCCGCGCACCAGTTTGCACAGGCACTTGACCGCGCCTATATGCAGATTACGCTGGGCGGCATGGACTACAACACAGCCATCCGAAGCACCATCAAGCAGCTTTCCGCCGAGGGTGTGGGGGCAATCCGATACCCGACCGGGCGGACGGATACCATAGAGGTGGCAGTCAGACGGGCGGTGGTAACGGGTGTGAACCGGACGGCACTTCGCTTGCAGGATGCCAGAGCGGACGAAATGGGTGCAGATCTTGTGGAGGTTTCCGCGCACGCAGGGGCAAGACCCTCCCATGCACAATGGCAGGGCGGCATTTACAGCCGCAGCGGAAAAAGCAAAAAGTATCCCGATTTTGTGAAAGCCACGGGCTATGGCACAGGGGCAGGCTTGGGTGGATGGAACTGCTCACATAGCTTTCGCCCATGGTTTGAGGGCATGAGCCGCACCTATGACAAGGCACTGCTGAAGGAATATCAGGCGAAGGACTATGAATACAACGGCGTGAGAATGACCGAGTATGAGGCGTTGCAGGAGCAGCGAAAAATAGAAAGAAGCATCCGCAGATGGAAACGGGAACAAAACGCCCTGCAGGCGGCGGGGCTGGACAGCAGTGAGGCATCCGCCAAGATAACGGAATGGAACAGAAGGCAGAAGGATTTTCTGGAACAGACGGGACTGAAAGCGGATGGGACAAGGGTTGCTGTGGGGAAAACAGTTGAAAAACAAGGAAAAAACAGTATAATAAAATCAGGTGCTGTAAGTGGGGCAAGGAATCCTCATAGCAAAGAAGCCAGAGCGCACGCAGAACGGTACTACGGATTGGTTCGCAGCATGAAAACGGATGTTTCGAGAATAGCGAAGGCAACCGGTTTTGCGGAAGAAGATATACAAACGATTAAAAGCTATATTTTTATGGAAAAACATGATTTGGGCGGGGCGGAGCTTGAATATTTTGCCCCGGACTATATGATGGCGGAATCGTGGCAAAGATTGATTGACGGCAAACCGGAATCACATGACATCACATTGCTTAACCACGAGATTATGGAAAGAGATTTGATGAAAAAGGGGATTCCACAGGACGAGGCTCACATCAAAGCATCCGGAAAGTATAATTACGCAAAAGAGGCAGGCGAATACTATGCTAAAATTAAAAAATATAAAAATGAATAACGGTATCATTTCGGCAGAGTATGACCCCGAAAATAGCGGTGTTTTAGGCTCGGTTTCTGTTGATATTAAGAGTGGAGAGATAGTAGACAGCAGACTTTCTGAGTATGACAAGGATTTTCCTGTTTACCTCGGTCATGCGGTTGCCTGTTTGGAAAAATTAGCGTTGCAGGATAGTGTGCCGGAGGAAAAGACGGTCATGTGGTACTGAGTGTTGGACTGGAGGGATGAGTATGTATCATTATACAATATGCAATGTTCCCGATGAAGAACTGTTTTATAAACAATGCGCGGCATTGGAAAAGAATGTAAGGACTTTATTTTTGAAAGGGTGAAATAAGATGTCCTACGAAGAAGAAAAAAATGCTTTGAAAGAAGAATTCGATGTGAAATTTGCGGCTCTTGCAAAGGAAGAAGATGCAGCAATGATAAGAGGGCTTGATTCAGAATATGACGTGAAAAGAAAAATGATGATGCGAGAAGAAAACAAACGATTGAAAGCATTGAAAGAAAAGTACGGTATCAAGTAAGCACTTGCCATTTTTGGTAGGTGCTTTTTGATTGCCCGGAATGGCGAAAAACTATCAAGGCGTGCGGAAAGAACCGTGAGAACAAACTGAAAGCTGAAAGGAGAACGAAGAATGAAAAGAGAGGACATTAAGAAAATTTTCCCCGATGCCACAGAGGAACAGCTGAAGGGCTTACTGGACATCAACACAGCGGATATCGGTAAGGCAAAGGGAGAGCTTGAAGCAGTGAAGGCGGACTTGGAGAAAGCCAACGGCACCCTCAAGGAATATGAAACCACCATTGCAGACCTGAAAAAATCCGCAGAAGGAAACGAGGATTTCAAAAAGAAATTCGAGAATTTGGAACAGCGGATTGCGGACGAGAAAGCCGAGGCGGAGAAGAAAGCCAAGGAAGAAGCGGAAGAAGCCGAGTATTCCAACCGTTTCAAGACGGTGGTCGGGGAGCAGAAATGGCGGGATGCACTGACGGAAAAGGCAGTCTACGCCGAATTCAAGACCGCTTTGCAGGATGAGGCAAACAAGGGCAAGGGGGACAAGGATATTCTGGCGGCTCTGACGCAGGACAAGGAATATTTCGCAAAAGACCCTGCAAGAGTGCCTGCCTTCTCCAGAGGGACGGGCTTTGCAGGCGGCGAGGTGGATGATGCGGCAGTCAGAGCGGCAATGGGCTTATCCCCCAAGAAGGACTAAGGAAAATCGAAAGGAGAAATAAAACATGGCGAACAGCATTACACTTTTCAAAAAATACATTGACCTGCTGGACGAGGTCTATCAGAATGCGTCCGTCACCTCTGCACTGGACGGCGATATGACACTGGTGCAGATGGGCGCAAACACAAACGAAATCGTGATTCCCAAAATCAGCATGGACGGTCTGGCGGATTATGACCGCAACGGCGGCTATGTGCATGGGGATGTGACACTGACGAATGAAACCGTCAAATTCAATTATGACCGTGGCAGAAAATTTACGGTCGATGCCATGGACAACGAGGAAACCGCAGGGCTTGCATTTGGGAAGCTGGCGGCGGAATTCATCCGCACGAAGGTTGTTCCCGAAATGGATGCCTTCCGCTTTGCGACCTACGCAGGCACAACGGGCATTTCCAAGGCAACCGCAGGCACACTGGCAGATGGTGCGGCAGTTCTGGCGGCTCTGGTGGAGGCACAGAACAAAATGGACGAGGACGAGGTACCGCAGGAAAACAGACACCTGTTCATCACGCCTACCCTTTACAACATGATTTATGCAGTCGATACCACAAAATCCAAAGAGGTACTCAATTCCTTTGCAGTTGTGCAGAAGGTGCCCCAGACCCGTTTCTATACCGCCATTGACCTGTATGACGGCAAGACGGACAACAGCGGCGCAAGCGGTGCGAATGAGAAGGTCGGCGGCTTTGTGAAGGCAAGCACAGGCAAGGAAATCAACTTCATGGTAATTCACAAGCCTGCACTGCTGCAGTATCCCAAGCATACGGTCAATAAGGTGATCTCTCCCGATGCAAATCAGGACAGTGACGGCTGGCTGTTCTTCTACAGAGCATACGGTCTGGCGGATGTATACGAAAACAAGGTTGCAGGGATTTATCTGCACCATAGAGCGTAAGGAGGAAAGGCGTATGGCAAAAACAGTAGGCATGGGCGCAAAACAGCCCGAAACAGCGGAAAACAAGGAAATCACGAAGCTGAAAAAGGAAAATGCCGCACTGAAAAAGGAGCTTGCGGCTCTGAAAAAGGAGCAGGAGGCACAGGAAAAGCAGTAAAGGGGGAAAACGCATGATTTATGCGGATTTTTCGTATTACAAAGACACCTATTGCGGCGAAATGGCGGAGGGGGACTTTAAGCGTCTCTCCCGTCAGGCTTCTGCCTATCTGGACAGCGTGACATTTGACCGCATTCCATCCGTTACGGATGAAAAAATCATGGAGAGGGTCAGAGAGGCGTGCTGTGCGGTGGCGGATGTGCTTTTGCGAAAGGAGCAGAGGGACGGCATTGCATCGGAAACGAATGACGGCATTTCTGTTACCTACACAACCGAGGGCAGTACGGACGAACAACGGCTTTACCACGCGGCGGTGCTGTATCTCGGCAATACGGGGCTGTTGTATCGGGGGGTGGAGTGATGCTTGCATGTACGGAAACGATTACGCATATCCGGCTGCGGTATGACAGGAAAACGGATACGGATGCATATATCTGCACTGCGATTCATGGTGTGAGTTGGTTCGGCAAGCTGATTGCTACGCCGGAAAACAAAGGCTTGACGGGTGCGGCGAAGATTACCGTCCGTATTCCGGAGGATGCCATGCCCGATATTACCATCCGAAACGGAGATTTTATCGTGCGTGGTGCGGTGGATGCCATCGAAAAACAGGCAGACTTGAAGGGACTGGAATACTTTACGGTGCTTTCTGTCGGGGATAACCGCAGGAGCAGGCGGAAGGACTTACGGCATTGGGTGGTGAGCGGCGCATGAAATTAGACTATGAGGTTAATATCAGCACAGCGAAAATCCTGCGGAGGTATGGTCTGGGCGAGGATAAGGCGGCACAACGCTTTCTGGCGGAGGATGTGGAGCGGAAATGTCAGCCCTATGTGCCGATGTCGGCAGGCAGTGCCGCCCACATGGTAAACGCCGCAAGAGTGACGGCGGACAGCATCATCTATCCCGGGCCGTATGCGCATTATCAGTATGTCGGCGAGGTGATGGCAGGGCGTGCCCCTAAGCATTACACCGGACAGCCGCTGACCTATCATGGCGGTGCATTGCGTGGCAAGCAGTGGGATAAGCGCATGATGGCAGACCACGGCAAGGAAGTCGAGAAGGATTTGGAAGGGTATCTGAAAGGACGGGGCAAATGAAAAACATTATGGAGGAAGTACGGAAGTTTCTGCGTACCTATCCGCCGCTTGCGGAAGGAAAGCTGCATGTGGATTTTCTGCCGGAGGAGGCACAGAGCTATTCGGTTGAGGCTGTGCCTGCAAAGGAGATTGTGCGCTCCTATGTGGACGGCTCAACGGTGCGGCAGTTTTTATTTGTGGTAGCAAGCAGAGAATTTTTCGGGGATAAAATCAGACAGCAGCTGGATAACCTCAGCTTTTACGGCGATTTCTCCGAATGGCTGCGGGAACAGACCATGGCAGGCAGCCTCCCCAATCTGGGCGAGGGCAGAAAGGTCATGCTGATGGAGGCAACCACAAGCGGCTATGCCATGGCGGCAGAGGCAAGCATGGCAAGATACCAGATTCAGTGCAGAATGGAATTTTTTCAGACAAGATAAGGAGTGAAAACAATATGGATGCAGTAATGAGATATCAGGTGGCGGATTATCTGAACACGGCAAAAAGCGGAACGGAAAGCTTTGCGCTGATGGGGGTTGGGTTTAATACCTTGGACGAATCCCCCAACGCACAGAAGGATTCCAAGACATACATCAATCAGAAATCCCAGACCTCTACGATTAAAAGCTATCAGCCTGCGTTTGCGTTTGATTCGGACTTGATTGCGGACGAGGCGGCAGTGATGGCACTGTATGAAATCGGCAGAAATCAGCTGACGGGCGCGGATGCCGAAAGGGATTATGTGAGAGTGGAGCTGTTCAAGCCTGTGGCAGAAACGCCGAATACCTTTGAAGCAAGAAAATTCAAGGTTGCGGTTGAGGTTTCCTCTATCTCCGGCGAGGGCGGCGGCGTGATGAAGGTAACGGGCAATCTGAACGGCGTAGGGGATTTCGTGGACGGCACGTTCAATACGGAAACCAAAAAATTTACACCGGCAGAATAAGGAAAGAAGGAGGAAAAAGAGATGGGAAAATTTGAGTTTCGCAAGCATGGGATTTTACTTGATATCGAAGGGGTTCAGGTGACTGTCCCCGCTACGGTGGAATATGCAAAAAAGCTGGAGGACGCAGGCGAGAAAATGAGAGCCTTCGGCGCACAGCTGAAGGAAGAAAAGGATGTCGAAAAGGGGATTGATTTCATGCTTGACATTCTGGATGACCTGCTGGGCGAGGATACGGTCGATGCCGTTACGGCGGAGAGGGATGTGGATATTTATGATTGTCTGGATCTGGTGATGTATATTTCCCAAGAGGTGCAGACCTACCACGCAGAACGGGCAAACAGCTACAAGAAGCCTGTCCCCCGGAGCACACAGCCCTCTACCCCCATGGCACAGGCGGCGGTTGAAAACAGAGCCGCACGCAGAGCCAGAGAACGTGCGGAAAGAAGAAAATGAAAGAGCTGCTGACAGGAAACTTACCTGTCTCTTTTTTGATTGGCGGCAGGGAATACCACATCTCCTCTGATTTTCGGGCAATGCTGAGATTGGAGGAGATTTTTTCCTCCGAGAAGCTGACGGATGAGGAAAAGGCGGAACGGGCGTTGAAGCTGTTCTATGGCTGTATCCCCGAACCGCTAGAGGAGGCGGTAGAGCGGCTGTGCTATTTCTGGAGCTGCGGCAGGCAGGAGAAGAAAGAACGTGCCAAGGGCGAGGGTGCAGCGCAACTGCCGATTTATTCCTTTACCCATGATGCAGGGCTGATTTATGGGGCGTTTCTGACACAGTACGGCATTGATTTAAGCCGAAAAAGCCTGCACTGGTGGCAGTTTATGGCACTGTTTGAGGCTCTGGAGGAGGACAGGGTGCTGAAAGAGGTCATGCGGTGCAGAGCGGTGGAAATCAAGGGGGATATGCCGCAGGCGCAGAAGGACTACTATAACGCCATGAAACGCAGATATGCCCTGCCTCTGCCTGAGCAGGAGAAAAGACAGCAGTCTGCCCTTGTCACAGCACTGATGGGGGATGGCAAGGTGGATGAGGTGATGGCGTGCATGAAGAAAAAGTAAAATGCCCCTACTGCGGCTATGAAATGCCTGTTACATACAGTAAGGATGCTGTGTGCAAGGGGCTTTTTTTACGCTGCAAGGGGCGAAGGTGCAAAAGAACATTTGAAATCAAGATAAACGTGAAAGACATCAAGTAGAGCCTGAGCTGCCGATGATGTTCCATACGGAGGTGGGACTATTGGCAGAAGACGGATCTGTTGTAATTAAAATTAAGGGCGATGACAGCCCATTTCAAAAGGTACTGGGAAAAATCGGCAGTGCGGTAAATACGGCTGTAAAGGCGAGTGCTGCGGCAGTCGGTGCGGCATCCGCAGGCGTTGCGGCTCTGGGGACTGCCTGCATCAATGCCTATGCGGACTATGAGCAGCTGGCAGGCGGCGTGGAAACGCTGTTTAAGGACAGCGCGGAAACAATACATTCCTTTGCGGATAATGCCTATAAAACTGCGGGTCTGTCCGCAAATGAATATATGGAAACCGTTACGAGCTTTTCGGCAAGCCTGCTGCAAAGTCTGGACGGGGATACGGAAAAGGCGGCTGCGGCGGCAGACCTTGCCATTACGGATATGGCGGATAACGCCAATAAGATGGGTACCGCAATGGAATCCATCCAGAACGCATATCAGGGCTTTGCCAAGCAGAACTATACCATGCTCGATAACCTCAAGCTCGGCTATGGCGGCACGAAGGAGGAAATGCAGCGTTTACTTGCGGATGCGGAAAAGCTCAGCGGCGTAAAGTATGACCTTTCCTCCTATGCCGATATTGTAGAGGCAATCCATGTGATTCAGACGGAAATGGGCATCACAGGCACAACGGCGAAGGAGGCAAGCACCACCATTCAAGGCAGTGTTGCCAGCATGAAGGCAGCATGGGCGAATCTGATGGTCGGCATGGCGGATGATACGCAGAACTTTGATATGCTGTTAAGCAATTTCATTGAAAGCATCGGCACGGTGGCGGATAACCTTCTGCCCCGTATCGGCGTTGTGATTGAGGGCATGGGGAAGCTGGTTGCAGGCTTGGCACCGGAGATTGCATCCGCATTGCCGACACTGACAAATGAACTGCTGCCAAATCTGGTGGAACTTGGCGTGCAGTCCATCAGCGCACTGGCGCAGGGCATACAGGAGAATGGAGACAGCCTTGCGGCAGGGGCGTTATCCATCGTGGGTACACTTGCGGAGGGCATTGCAGAGCTGCTCCCGATGGTGGCGGATACGGCGGCGAGCCTTGCGGTTTCTCTGGCGGATGGGCTGACGGAAAGCCTGCCGAATATTATTCCCGTTGCAATCGAAACGATTTCGACACTGGTAGAAAATCTGACGGAAAACGCAAATACTGTCATTGACGTAGGGATTCAGATTATCCTTGCATTGGGCGAGGGGCTGATTGCCGCCCTGCCGCAGCTGATTGAAACCGTACCGCAGATTGTCATCAACATTGCGAATGTTATCAATGACAATGCGCCCAAGCTGGTGGATACGGCGTTGTACCTCATCACAAGGCTTGCGGTGGGTCTGGTGCAGGCGATTCCTACACTGGTTGTCAATATCCCGAAAATCATAGAGGCGATTGTGGCGGCGTTCATGGCATTCCAATGGCTCAATCTGGGGAAACAGCTGATTGACGGGGTTGCAAACGGCGTGAAAAAAGCCGGAGAATCCATGGCAACGGCGGCGAAGAACGCCTTCTCCAAGTTTAAATCCAAGATTACGGGCAGCGAGGTTGCAACCGAGCTGAAGAACATCGGGAAGTACATTATTGACGGTATTGTCGGCGGCATCAAAAACAGCCTGTCAAAGATTGCAAATGTTGCCGGAAAGATAAAGGATACCCTGCTTTCCAAGCTGAAGGGACTGTTCAAGATTGCATCCCCCTCTAAGCTGATGAAGGAGGAGGTCGGCGCATATATCGGCGAGGGTATCGCTGTCGGTATCGAGGAAAGCGGACAGATGGCGGTGGATGCCGCGGAAACTGTTGCGAATGGCATTATAGATGCGTTTGCCGGAACGGAAACAGCGGTTGCATACGCCAAGAAAACGGCGCAGAAGGTCGGGGATGTTCTGGAAAGAGAGCTGACCAAGCAGAACGCCGCCTTAAAGGAAATGCAGAAGCAAGCGGACGCACAGCAGGCGGCGGAGGAACTGGCAGACCACAAAAAGCAGCTGGCAGAGAAAAATGCGGAGTTGAATAAGGCGAAGAAAAAAGACCGTCAGAAGATTCTCAAAGAGATTGCGGAAATCGAGGAGACATGGAACAAGAAGCAGGCAAAAGCAGAAAAGGCTGCCGAACAGGAGGCATTGCAGGAGAGAATTTCTCTGCTGAAGCAATTCCAGCAGAAATACGAAGCTGCTCTGGATACCATCGAGCGCAAGCAGGACAGCCTGCAAAGCAAGCTTGCCGATTATGGAGAATTATTCGAGCGTGTGAAAACGGAGGACGGCAAGGAGCTGTTCCAACTGGGCAACCTCAAGGATGACATCAGGCAGCTGGAAAAATACGGGGATGCCCTTGAGCAGTTAAAGGAAAAAGGTATTTCCGACAGCCTGATGGGCGAGATTGCCGGCATGGGCGTGCAGGATGCCATAGACTACATGAACAAGCTGCTTTCCATGTCTGATACGAAGCTGGATGAGTATGTTTCTCTGTTTGAGCAGAAGCAGCAGATGGCGCAGGGCGTTGCGGAAAAATTCTACAAGGGCGAATTTGATGCCTTGGAGAAAGCCTACACCGGACAGCTGCCGGAGTTTCTGGCAGGCATGAAAACGGAGCTTTCCAACGTAGGCACAGCGGTATCCGAGAGTATGCAGGCAGTCAGTGCGGAGGGTGTTTCCGAAGGGATTGCGGAGCAGCAGCCCCTTGTTGCAGAGCAGGCAAAGCAGCTGACCGAAACGGCGAAGGAAGAAATCGCAGGCTATCAGGCGGATTTTAAAGCCGTTGGCGAAAGCCTGATGGAAGGCGTTGCAAAGGGCGTGCGTGACGGGCAAAGCGGTGTTGTCAATGCAGTTGCGAAGGCATTACAGGCGGCAGTGCGTGCAGCGAAAAAGGAAATGGACATCAACAGTCCTTCTCGTGTGATGGCGAAAATCGGCGATTACATGGCGCAGGGTATCGGCGTGGGTTGGTCTGACCGCATGGACAGCGTTTCGGATACCATCAGCGGCAGCTTGTCCGATGGGTTCAGCCGCAGAATGTCCGATGCGTATGAGAAAATGCGTGCCGCTATGAACCAAAACATGGTGCGCCTGCGTGGGGATATCGCCGTTCAGCGTGGCGGAGATACGTCCTATATCACAAAGACGGTCAATCATACAGAAGGAAATACGGTACTGCAGATTGAGCATTTCCATAATGACAGCAAGGAAGCAGTGCCGAGTCTGATGCAGGAAATGGAATTTTCTCGCAGACGCAGAGCCATGGCAAAGGGAGGTGCATAAATGGGTTGGTTTCATTTTAAAGGAAAGGATAGCCGAGACTTCGGGATTCTGATTTCCGCCGCGCCCGAAAAGGTGAGAGCAGAACGGCGTGTGGAGCAGGTTACCATCCCCGGCAGAAGCGGGGAGCTGACAATGGACGAAGGGACGTATGCGCCGTATGTGCTTTCGGTGGAGTGCAGCACCAGAGGAAGTGAAAATCTGGATGAAATACTGGCGTGGTTGGACGGTGCAGGGGAGCTGATTCTCTGCACCGAGCCGGATAAGGTCTTTCGGGCATCCATCTATAACAAGATTTCTGTTGCGGATATGATTTATCTCTATAACAGCTTTCTGTTACAGTTTCGGGTGCAGCCCTTCAAGTACAGCGTCAATGCCGCAGGGGATGCCTTGGAGTTGACCGCCCCGACCACCATCCGCAACAGCGGGACGGTATACAGTGAACCATTGATTACGGTTTATGGTAGTGGGGATATCACGCTTACTATCAATGGGGCGGATTTCCCCCTGTACGGCGTGCAGGAGAGCATCACGATCGACAGCGAAATGATGGAGGTATTCAAGGGTAACACCAACCAGAACGGCAAATACGGCGGTGCGGAGTTCCCTCGCTTTGAGGTCGGGAAAAACGAAATCAGTTGGACGGGGAATGTCAGCAAAATAAAAATACAGCCCCGTTGGAGATGGCTGTAG